AATCTTCGGGGCACACAGTTTCCGAAGAATCAAAGTTTGTCTCCTAAGAAGTTTGACAAATTTTACGGTAAGGGTGCTTCCAAAGCGGTTGCAGAACAAACTAAACGAAATGCGAAAAAATATGCCAAATAGAAAACCTAAAAGCAATCAAGGTGACGAGTTGCTCAAACTGCTAACCAGTGTCGTGAACAGAGCGATAAAAAATGGTTCACCTATATTGGTTAATCAACCAGCAAAAAAAACGGTCAAAAAGGTTGCATCCCCTAGAGTTCAACAACAAATTGCTCGTAGCAAGACCAAGCGCCGTGCTATGGCTAAGACCGAGCAGATGGCTAAAAAATATTATGGGAAGTAAACCACGCAAAGCATTTGACGGTATTGCCCGCCCACAGGGCTTTATTGACGATGCCGCTAAAGCGGCAGTTAATGCGGTGCGCAAAGCCGTTGGCAGACCATATTACATGTATCTGAAAGATGAAACAACTGGAAAAGCCGCTAAAGAGTTTGGAAGAATTAAAGTTAGTAGCGGGAAAACAATAAAAAAACCACCGATGCCAAAACAGTTGCCAAGCGTCAAAGGTAAAAGTCCTCGTCCGAAGCCAAGTAAACCTAATCCAAGAGCACAAACAACTGCTCAAGCAGATATGACGCTCAGAAAAGCCGAACGAGACTGGAGTTCTGCTAAACCTAAAGCAAAACCTGAAAGAAAAATGAGTCCGTATTATAAAACTTCTAAAAATTCAAGGAACTATCGTGGCAAGTAAAAAGAAACCAAGTATCAAAATTCCGTTGGACGATGTTATTCGTAACGCTATTCGTGCCGCTGGTAAGAAAAGTAGAAAACTTGGCAAAGCAGTCAAAAAGGCTGATGATGCTGCTGAAATGGCACGCTATGAGCGTTTCAAGGCTAAGCGTCCGTCTGCTGCTGAGCGTGCAGCGAAGCGTGGTCCTTCGTTGTCTGCTGAAACCCGTCAAAAAGGTACAAGTCAAATGGTTCGTGAATGGGACCGCAGACTTAAAGCCGATGAAGTTAATAAGCGTATTGCCTCAGGTGATTCTTCGTTGTTTGGTCGCCGTGAAATAGAAGGCAGACCTGTAACAAAGAAACAGATTCGTGATGCTAAGGGTGCTTCTAAGGGTTTGAAAAAGAATTTACCTAAAGTTGCTGGCAGAGAATCTAAAAAACCTGAAACTCAACAGATTGCTGAGGCTGCTGCACGCCGTAACAAAATGGAAGCCCGTAAGGCTGCTGGTGGCAAGAACTCGGCTGAGAATATTGCTAAGCGTCAGCAGAAGCGTGCTGAAATGCGTAAGAAAAACAACAAAAAGAAGTAACCATTATGGCTAAGAACCCCAAGGGTCGTAAAGCCAGTAAAGTTCAAGGCGGTTTCAGTCTTGATGATTTGTTGGAGTTTTTAGGTAAGTCCACTGGTCAAATTAAGGCTAGTGGTACGGCAGGATATGGTTCGGCAGCGAATGCTGCCGCCACTAAGGCTGTTAGTAAACTTGGTCCTAAGTTGGTTCGTGAAGCAGATTCTTGGACTACTGGCGGTTTAGGTTCTTTGGGTTATGATTTGGCTACTGGTAAACCTATGACTGCTGGTACTGTTGGCGCTAATGCTGGTTGGGGTGCACTCAATTTTTTGCCTGTGGGCAAACTTGCTAAGGTTGGTGGGAAAACTTATAAAACTGCTAGGTCGGCAACTGAAGCGGCTAAACAGTTGCGTATATTGAGTATGTTGTTGGGTGGCGATTAAAACCCATATTTGGGAACAGATACGGCATTTGTGATGACTACAAACGCCGAATCTCAAGCAGTACCGTTTCAATCCTATTATGGAACCAAAGTAAGTGGATATCGTCTAGCGCATACGGATGGTGCCCGTTTGGCTGCTCCTAGTGGACCGTATTTGGGTCGTGAGGGCAAATGTTCGGCTAACGAGGACACTTGTGAGGGGTTTGCCATTAAGGATTCAGAGTTTTGTGTAGGTCATTCCCGCAAGGTTGGGAAAACTAAGAAGGTTTCATAATGGCGTATGTAGCCCAAACTGCTGCCACGCTTCGTGGTTTTGTCCGTGATATAACTGATTTGGATACTGCTGATTTGCCAGACAGTTTGTTGAATATGTATATTCGTGACGGCTATTATCGCATATTGGACCTTGAGAAGCGTTGGAAGTTTCTGGAAGAAACCTTTACTTTTAATACTGTTATTGACCAGCGGGCTTATACGATAGCGAATTTTACTGCTGACCCTATTCGTGAAGTTATTTCTATTGTTGATAATACTGATGTTGGTGCCCGTTTGGATATGGTTGGTCACGACATGGCTGAGGAAACCTATGTTGGTACTTACGATATTTCGGGTAATCCGTTGTTTTATTCTATTTGGGATGGTCAGATTCATTTGTATCCGAAGCCGAACAATGTTCGGACTTTAACTTGTCGTGGTTATCGTGAACCGACTGATTGGATTACGAGCGCAGGTAATGTTGATGCTTCTAAGAATTTGCATTTGCCTTTGGTGTATTATGCGTGCAGCCGTATTTATCAGCGTCTTGAGGATACTGGTATGTCGGCTGAGTATAAGCGTGCTTTTGATGAGGGTGTTTCGTTGGCACGAAACGCTGAAATTAAACCGACTTCTCATGCCCATTTGGTGTTGTCGCACGGACAAACTCGTGGCAGACCAACCTTTAAGGGTTGGATGCAGCAACTTGGAAGAACGCTTGGTCAATAATGACTGTCGGTATTTATGAGCAGCAGGATTTTACTGGTGGGCTGAATTTGCGTGCCGACCAGTTTCAGTTGGCTGAAAACGAGTCTCCTAAGATGTTGAATGTTGATGTGGACCCACGAGGTGGCGTTTTTAGTCGTGGTGGTTACAAAAAGATTAATAGCACAGTTATTCCTAGTTGGAATCCTCATAGGTTGTTTCGTTTTGATGGTGATGCGCCACAAATTATGTTGTCCAATAGCACTAAGGTTTATCGTTCTACTGGTAGTAATTTTTCTACTTTGGAGTATTCGTCTGGTAACGATATTGCTATCGGGTCTGATTGGGGTGCTGGGTTTGCTCAGTGGGGTAAAACTTTGTATATTTCTACTGGTACTAGCGGCAATGGTGGTTACAAGTGGCTGACTGCTAATACTTACGCTAGTGCTTTGACTGCCAGCGGTCCTACTTGGCAGGCATATATTTCGCCTGTTGGTGGGTTTATGCCGTGCGCTAAACTTCTTGCTGTCCACGCTAACAAGATGTTTGCGGCTAATACGATTGAGAACTCTGTTTCATATCCGAATCGTGTGCGTTGGTCGCACGATTCACTACCTGAAGATTGGATGGAAGATGACTATATTGATGTGGAGGGTGGCGGGAACGGTATTACTGGTCTTGCTGTGGTTTCTGGTCAGTTGGTAATTTTTAAACCTAGAGCCATTTTTGTTTTGTTTGGTTATGACTCAGACAGTTTTACTATTGTTGAATTGTCTAACCATCTCGGTATTAACACTCCTCGTAGTTTTGCTCAGTCTGATGTGGGTGTATATTTTTTTTCGTACCCTGAAGGGTTCCATTACTATAATGGTGCTAGTTTAAAAAACATTTTTAACCAGTTGCAGCCGATTATAGATTTGAATTATTTGGATGTGACCACTAAACCTGTTGATGTTTCTTGGGTTAATAGTCGTGTGTGGTTTGCGGTTCCGTATTCCACGACTGGTGTTGCCGCCACCAAGGCGACAGTGAATTTTGTTTATGACCCGTCCATTAATGCTGCTGGAACATACACGATGTTTCAATCTTCTGACAATTATGGGTTGGTGGGTGGCATCAACTGGGAGAACTCTAGCGGTGTTGCTTTTGGTTTGTTGTGCCATGCGAACATTGGGCGTGTTGTTTCTGTGGACAATTATGAGGAGCAGCAGGACGATTTGGATGGTACTGCATCTAGTTTTGTTACCCGTTATCGCACTAAATGGTTTGATGCTGGTTCCTATATTCAAAAGAAGATGTTTCGCAGACCTGATTTTGTTTTGAAGGAACCTGATGCGAGTACCACGATTACGGTTGATGTGTACCACAATTTTGATGAGGCTGAAGGTAATCAGCGCAGGACTTTCAATTTGTCTTTGATTCCTGATACGACTGCGATGGCTTGGGGTTCTGGTGTGTGGGGTACTGGATTGTGGGGTTCTGGTGCTGCTAGTGCTGTTGTTGTTACGGGGTCTAATCTTGGTTTGGCTAGATGTGTTCAGTTGGAGTTCTCTGGCGAACTGGGTAAAAGATGGGGTATCAACAGTATTGGTTATAAATTTCAATCACGAAGGGTTAAAGGTTAATGGCTACACTTACTATTCCTTATAGTTTTGTTAATGGTACTACTGCTGTCGCAGCAGAAGTTAATGGAAACTTTGCTGCTATCAAAACTTTTGTTGAGGCGCTTGCAGCGGGGACAAACATTGATGCTGGTGCTATCACTAGTGGTTCGTTGTCTGCGACTGGTGTTACTGCTGGTTCATATACGACAGCGGATATTACGGTTGATTCGCAGGGTCGTATTACGGCTGCTGCGTCTGGCAGCAGTGTTACTGGTGATAGTGACCAAGTTGTGTTGGGTTCTCAGGTGTTTGGATAATGGCAGATAATTTCAATTCTCCGTTAATCAATATTTTGACTAGTGTTGATGCGGATGTGTTGCGCCAAATTTTTACTGATATTACTAAAGAGTTAAACAGGTTAAGTGACGAGTTAAACAAATTGAAGCAGGGCTAGTTCATTATGAGTATGACAGATTATTATGGGGATTATGGGGTGGCTGAGGCGGCAGCGTTGCGCCGCCGTCAGCGTAGTTCTTTGGCTAATCAGGCTGCTGCGTTTCAGGGTCAGAAGCGTGGTAAGCGCCGTATTGAGGATGTTACCCGTGTCTATAGTGAGGGTTATCAGCCGTTGGCTTCCAGTTTTGGTCAGCGTGGTTTGGGTGGTCCAAGTGTCAAGTCTGGTATTCGCCGTTCTGGGCTTAGTCGTTATGCGGAGAAATTTCAACGGGATTTAGGTACGGAAACACAAGCAATTCAGGATGATTTAAATAATATTGCGATGCAGGAGGCTGACCAGCAGGCAGAACTTGAGGATTATATTGCTCAGTTGCGTTTACAGAAGGCTCAACAGATTATGGCTACGGCTGCTAGTTTGCAGCAGTATGCCTCATATTAGGAACATCTAGGAGATTATTATGGCTCACAAAAAAGGACATAAGGGTGTAGCACCTAAGGGTACTCAGTCTGAGGCTGACCGTATTGCTGCTATTGCTCGGGCTTATGGTTTAGATGCTTTGGGAAGAAACATTACTAATGTTGGTGGTGCGGTAACTGGTGGTGGTTATATTTCGCCTTCTGAAGCCCGACAGCGTGCTTTAGAAACACAATCTGACCGTGCCAAGGCTCAAGCAGATTTTCTTAAAAAGAAACAAAAGTCTGAAGAAAAGTTTGGTCCTAAAACTGATGGAACTGGTGGTGGTGTTGGTTCTACTGTGACTGAGGCTCAGCGTTTGGCTAATGAACTTGCTCGTTTAAAAATTCAAGCCGAATACGATAAGGCTGACCGTGAAGCACAACAGGTGTTGGATGACCGTGAAGCATCGGCACAGGAAAAAGCGGATGCTGTTGCTGAACGGAAACGCAAATTTGCTGCGTTGTCTGAGGTTGCAAACATTTATGCTGGTCAGGGTGCTCAAACCGATGAGTTGTATGGTGCTCAACTTGAGGATTTGCCTGCTCGCCGTCAAGCCGATTTGGATGCTTTGCTTCAGGCTGTTAGCGCTGGCAGAGAAACTATTGGTGGGGCTGAGCAACAGTTTTTGTCCTCGCTAGTTGAACCGCAAGCGTACTCTAATGTTCCGTTAGTGGATTTTTCTACGGCTCAACCTGTTAATCCTTTGATGGGTGCGTTGGCTGCTGAGGGTGCTGGGACTGCTGGTGTTACTGGTCAGTCTGCTATGGATGCGCAGTTGGCTGCGCAATATGCACAGTTGGCTAGGGGTTCTGCTCAACAGTTAAATACTGGTGCACAGAACTATATGGCTGCGTTGCGTAATGCGGCGACAGGTGCGGCGGCTGCTGGTCGCCAACAACTTGGTTTGGGGCAAAGCATGTATCAGAATCAGATTAATACCCGATACTCAGATATGGCTAACCAGTTGGCTATGCAGCGTTTACAGGCACAACAGGAGGCTGCTGCTCGTGCTGCTCAGGCTAGGGCTGAGGCTGCCCAATATGGTGAAACCCCAACACCAACACCTACACCAGCGGATGATGGTGGTGCCGCAGCAGCGGCTGCGGCTGCGGCTGCGGAAGCGGAGCGTAAACGCCGTGAACGAGAAGCCGCTATTGCTGCGGTTCAAGCAATGCGTAGAAACGAGTTTTAATTCCATAATC